TAAGTCAAATTCTGCATCTGCAACGTATTGGTAATATTCGTAAACAGTTCGCATTTCGACATCTGTTGTTCTGTCTTCTCTCATGATGTGTTCTTCGATCTGTTTTTCTTGTATGCCATAATTAAAAGCATATGAAACTTTTACTTTACCTTGTTTCATGTCATCTGTTAACTTTATTATTTGTATTTCAGATGGTTTTGCCATACTCTGAACCATTCTTATCCCTCCTTAAAAAATGGGAGCTTACGCCCGTATTATGCAAATTTTATTTGTCCTGTATCAATAAGTTTCTGAATAGTTTCTGCTAAGAAGTCTTCAAATTTAGTTCTATGGTCCATTATAAAGCTTTCATTTGCGTATAAATTTACTATGTTATAAACCGTTTCTGGCCCGGAACGTGTAACGTTTGCAATATAGCTTCCTGTTCCGGTTTCCGTGCTGGCTCCTAATTCAATTGGCTGAATCTTTTCCTGGGCTTCCTTCCATATATCGTCGAGCGATTTAGTTTGTATTTTCTTTAATCCTAATAATTGGCCAATAAGTGGTATGCTTGCAATGAAGTTATTAAGCCTGACAAACGCTTCTCTTATTAATCCAAATATGAAATAAATTCCTCGAGCGAACCAGACAAATACATTGTTATATGCCCATACAAGTACATTTGCTATCATTCTAAATGCTCCTGCAACAACTTCTAATGCTGGAGTAAGAATTGTTCCAATCGTGTTTCCTAGCACCATAAGTATCTGTGCAAATGGTTTAAGTGCGCTCTCGATTAACGGTGCTAGCACGTTAAATATTCCTTGAATAATTGTTCCGATTGGATCCAATAATTGTTGCACGCTTTGCAATGTTCCAAGCAAATAAACAAAGCTATCAACTGCTTTTTTTATGAACGATACCGATTCGATAACTTGTTTGTACCATTTGCTTATCGTTTCCAAAAACGTTAGTTCTTTTTCTTCTTTAGCACCAGATTCTTCTTGCTGTAATTCTCCGGCTATAAGTTTCAACTGTTCAGCCATCTCTGGATTTGAAGCTTGCAATATATCTGCTATTTTTGAAATTGTTTGAGCAATTATTTTTATATCTTCTCCTACTCCACCACCAAAAAGATAGTTAATTACAGCATCAACTAATCCACCTTCTGCATAACCTTTTAGTCTAATATTTTCAAGAAAAGCTACAAGTTCAGGATATTTTTTAACTATTTTGTTTGGAATAACGTATTCCCCTTTATGCACTATTCCAGCTGGTTCGTATTTGCCACCAGAACCTGTATATCCTCCTTCTGCAAATCCTGGCTCGTAATAAAGCCCCATCCATGCAAGTATTTTCATCCACCACGGAGTTGATTTATCATCCATAATTTCTTTTGCCAATTCTTCTTTCTTTACTGCAATTTCACCAGTTTGTTCAAAACCTTTTTTAAAGAAATCTATAACATCGCCAGTAAGTTTAACTGCTATTTCCCAAGTTGTTTGTACAATTGAACCAAAGTATTTCATTATTTCTCTTACAAATTCCAAACCAGTTATTGTCCATTCCCATGTTGTTTTCAATGCTTCCCATATTTTTTCTCCTAATGGTTGTAAAACATTTTCCCAAAGCCATTCAATACCTTGTATAGTCCAATTCCAGATTGTCTTTAAGCCATTCCATATACCCTGACCAAGTGGTTTTAGAATATTTTCCCACAACCATGTTAACCCGTTCACCGTCCAACGCCAAAGAGTTTTCAGAGTGTTCCACGTTCCAATCCCCAATGGTTTCAAAATATTTTCCCACAGCCATGTCAGCCCTTCAACTATCCAACTCCACACTGTTTTTAACCCTTCCCATATCCCGAGGCCTAAGGGCTTTAAAATGTTGTCCCACAACCATGCAAGCCCCTCGACTATCCAACTCCACACTGTTTTTAATCCCACCCACGCTTTTTCGCCCAACCACTTCATAATTTCCCACAATTTTTCAAGACCCGTGACTGTCCAGTCCCAAACTGTCTTGAATCCTTTCGTTAAGCCTTGCCACAACCAGCCGAACACACTTTTGATGCCTTCCCAGATTTTTTGCCAGTCGACTTGTTGTATCCAACCTATCAGTTTTTTGAATGCGTCAATTAGCAAATCGAACAACCATTTCAAGAAATCCAAGAAGTTTTTGCCTTCATTTTTGCTTTTCCACAACATATATAGCGCAGCCACTACGCCAATGACTGCCAAAGTAAACGGGTTCAGCAAGAATGAACCTATCTGTGCGAGTTGAGCAAATAATCTTAAAGAAACTAATATACCGATCAACGTTGCCCCCAATCTAATTAGCGCCCAAACTGCTTTGCCGACTGTTTCGTTGTTGCTTTCGATCCATCTTGTTAGCTGTCTTATTCCAGCGATTAGTTTGTTTAAAAAATCTACCACTCCGCTTCTTATTGCCGAAAAGAACGCCATGTTTAGAGCTCCTAAGCTTGCTTTTAACCGATCGAGTAAATTCGAAATAGATTGTGTTTGCAATTTGTACGCTTCCATCAACGCTGTTGTATCGCCTTTAATACCTTGTAATACATCTTGATATTTTTCATAGTTGTTTACCCAAGTTAAAAGAGCTCTTGTACCTGTTTCTGACAAATTGAGTTGTTGTAGTAATGCACGTTTTTCATCGTCCGTTAAGCCTCGCATGACTTTTCGCAATTGTTCTACGACTTTGGTTAATCCGATAAATTGTCCGTTAGCATTATATATATCAATGCCAAGTTTCTTGAATTTATCTGCTTGTTGCATTAAATCTTGGAAAGCTCCTTCAGTCGCATTTGCTGCTTCAGACGACCGAAAGCCCGCTGTTGTTAATGCCGTATAACCTGCTAATGCTTCTTTCAGGTTTACTCCTAAGTTTCTAGCTGCTGGAATCAGCTGACCAAAGTCTCGTGCAAGTTCTTCGTATGTTAATAGCCCTTTCTTAACTGCTTCAAACTGCATCGCGTATACTGTATTCAATTGATCTATACTTAATCCATATGCATTGATGATAGAAATAGCACTTTGAAATGTAGTTGTTAAATCCGTCGCGCCCGCGATTGAAGAAATAGTGGTGGCTTTTAGCACGTTTAAGCTATCTTTTGCTTCAACTCCAGCAGACCCAAGCATGTATAAAGCGTTATTAAGCTCATCTAAAGGTTTTCCTGTTGCCATGGATAAATTAATTAATTGTTGTTGCATCTCTCTGGCTTGATCACTTGTCATTTGCATCATTGTTCTGGCGTTTTGGAAAGACTTTTCTACCTTGGCTGCAAAATAAGTAGACGCACTTACTGCCCCCGCTAATGCTCCTGTAAACGCAGCTGTGTATTTTATTGCGGTATTGATCGCGTTTGAAAATTGTTGCAGATTTCTTCGAACGTTATCCATTTTCTTCTGAAAAGAATCCAAATTTCGTGAGACGGTTCTTAGCACGGGGCTAGCTGAATCTGAAGCTTTGATAACTATTCCCAACGTTTCTTGCGGCATCGGAATCACCTGCCTTTATTCTTATTTGCGAGCTGTTCTACAAAGACTGTTTTAAAAGCTATTAAAAAGACAATCCAGTCTACAGGCTGATCTAAAATTCCTCCAGGCTCTGGAAGATTAATTATGTTCCCCTTGTGATCCACGTATGCTAGAGCAAACTGAAAGTAATTCTCTCTTATAAAGTCATACATTTGTCTATCTTCTTCCGGAATATTATTTCCCATTTTAACATCAGAAAGCATTAAATTTAGCCATCGTTTTAGTTTGTATCCTTCAATTTTTATCATTGGCTCAACACTTTCGAATAATTTCTTTTTCAATAGCTCAACTGTTTCATGTTTTAACATTCCGCAAGTCTTTGCATTTATGGGGGCGTTTTCGCTCCATCTAAGAATGTGAAACGGGAGAGCTTCGATCGCTCTCCCTTGTTTTATTAATTCATATCCCCTTACGGTTAATTTTTTGTATTCAATCCAGCTGCCATCCTCAAATTCCAACAGCATTGCTACCACCGAGATTGTACATCTCTTGAAGCTTGATCCAGATATTTAAAAGGGTAGTCGCCTCTACTTTCTTTAAGTTTTCCAGGTTTACAGGAACACTTTCACTCCATGCTTTGATGACTTTGACTAAGAATTTGTAAGGAACAGCGTTTACTGCAGTTAGATCCAGGATTGCATTCCCGTCTCGAGTTACCTCTATCTTTGAATTCTGGAAAATTGTTATTGCTTCTTCTCTCAATTCTGCAGTTAATTCCTTGGGTACCTCGATCCAAGTATCCGATTCTTTATTTACCACTTTTTTGTCTTTGATATAAAGTTTCACAGTTTCATTAGAAGCAAATAAACTCATTTAATCACCCCTCATATCAATATGATCCAACTGTATTGGTATAGTCAGAAACTTTTATAATATCGCCTGAAAGAGGAATAAGAGCGGTAAATTCTGCCTTTAGCATTATCTTGTCTGGTCCACTAATATCATGTGTCATGTTGGAGAATAGCAATCTTGGAATGTAAATTTGAATTGTATTTGTAGCATCTTTTGCAAGTTCAATCCCAAGTGCGGCTTCTGTAAAGTTCTTAAAATTGGTATATTCTCCAGAAACTGCTGTTGGATCAAAAATGATATCTATTGACCCTGTAATTTCCAATGTGCCAGCTTCAAGTGATTTCCTTTTTCCTGTTCCGTCTAGTCTGTAATCGTCAGTATCTAAGTTATTATTAATCGAAAGTTCTATGCTTGAATAAAGATCCGTTGAAGTTGTAAATTCGTCTGTGTAGAGAATAAGTTCTTTGAAGTAATATGGATCATCGCCTGGTGTGGTTAATGTTCCTTGTGTAAGTGAACCTGAAAGTTCTTCTTTTCCAACAAAATCAGCTGTAACAGTTGGAATTGCTCCTACACTTCCAGAGAATCTGAGTTGATTTAATTTCATTCCCAAATATTTAAAGCTTTGTCCTGAGTGATTTACTTCTATACTTGCACTCGGTAAATCTTCAGATAGACCAATTGGAGTAATTTGTGTATATTCATCTCCAGAAGAAGGAGCAGCGTCTGGATCTATAAGAGTAGCTTTTCCTAATGCAAGATAGAAGAGGACTCCTGCAGTTTCTGGATAAAGCTCTACATCTAGACTTCCTTCAGCTCCTAATTTTCCAGGAGCGAGAGACTTTATTCCCCTTGTTCCTAATAATGCTTCTGATCTGACTGCTTCAACTTTATGGTTTAGACTTTCGCTTTTAAATGGTAATTTCCATGTAGCCGTTGCTTCCGACCCGAAACTCGATTCAATACCGAGTAAAACACTTGATTTGGCGCCTGTATACATTTGAACTCACCTCCGTTATTCTTCCCATTTAAAGCTTATTTGCATAAATACGAACAGCCGTTTTAAGTTCTGAACATAACTGTATTGGATCTCAGATATTTCATAATAAGCGAAAGAGCTATCTAATGTTGATTCGATTTGTGATATTTTTGTATCCGCCGTTTCGTAGGCTGGATCTGGTGTTCCATCAACCGAAAATAAAATAGCCATGTTGCAAGTGTA